CTGAACCTAAATCGCCTATGAAACCTTCGAGCGGTTTAACGGCGTTTGCTACGGCGCCAATAACTGACTCAAAAGCTTTGATAGGTACTAAGGCAGCGTTTATGTCTGCAACAAAAATTTCTTTGAAAAAGTTTGCTACTGGCAGAAGAATTCCAGTGTAAGCAGCGTTTAAGCCATTCCACAGTGCGTCGCCTGCTGTTTTTAAAGCGTTAAAGGCACTTAATACGGCGCCGCCCATGATGCTTCCAATGTCATTTATGATGTCGCGGAAAGGCTTGCAGTATTCGTAAGCAGCTATGAAACCGACAACTAAAGCCGCGACAGCTAATACAACAAGCATCACGGGGTTAGCATCCATTACAACATCAAGAGCTGCTTGAGCGCCTTCCCACATTTTCGTGGCGTTACATGCCAAGTTTACAACGTTAATAACCGCAGGAATAACAGTAAGCGCCGACATCATTAAAGTACTGTTATAGTTACGGCTTGCCTCTTCAACACGCTCCTGATCTACTTGTTGAGTCTGAATGGCCAGGTTAAGCTTATTCGCCGCATCCTGCGCCTGAAGACTGGTTTCACCGTATTTTGCAACAGCCAAATTATAGGCCTGCTGCGCTAACGTCACGGAATTCGCGGCTTTTTCTTCCATCAAGTTTGCTCGGCTAAGGCTAACTTGAGCATTCTCAATATTGTTCACAGCCATATACAGCATAGCACCGCTCATAGCTGCACTATTCATCTGCATAGCGTTTTGACTAAAGCTTTGGCTAGAAGCATCTGTCGCATCGGTTGCAGCTCCAGTGCTAGTTGTTATTTGACCCATGCTCACCTGAGCGGTGCTTCCGGCTTGATTGAAGGAATCCTGCATCTGGCTAGTGTCAGCCTCTACAGTTGTTGACATAGTTGAAACAGAACTCGCAGTCTCCTGCATGCTATCTGAAACATCACTACTCATAGCTTCAGAAGCTTCGCTGACGCTGCTGCTCATATCAGTAAAGTTGCTGCTGACTGATTGGAAAACGTCTGACGCATCATCAGTCGCAACAATATCTATCTCTGCAGGAACCCCACTCAATTCACATCATCACGCCTATCTTTTTTATACGAAGATCGCCCTTGCACATTGGACATTTTAATGTAGTTCCTTTGGTGCCGATTATCTTACCCGTTTTCTCATCTGTAAGATAAACAGCAAAGAAAAGCGAACCGTCGCAACATTGCCACATGATTTGATATATTTTATAGCGCATTTTATTTACTGCTAACCTTCTGTTAATTTTTTCTATCCTGCATTCTGAGTTCGTGGTTTACGCTTCTTTTAATCCAGTTGCAGTTAGCGCATAAACATTGATACTTTTTTGAACCCTTAAGAAGCTCTTGATAGACTTCCTTGTAGAAAGCATATGTACCTCTATAATCTTTATTCCTTGGGTAATCTTTGGAATCTCTGATTCCATCAACATGGTCAATTTGAAGACATCTGACATCAATGAATGGCTTATCATGTAAACCATAAGGATTGGCACATTGACCGCCAAGCAATTCAAAAACCTTAACTTTAAGCTTATCTCTACTTTTATTGTTTGCGAGACGTTCTCGCTTACGGAATTCTGGGTCTTTTCTTCTTTTCCTTGAATATTCTTTTGCGTACTCTCGTCTCTTTTCTTTATGTAAGGCGCTATACTGTCTGTTACAATTAAGAACTTTTTCAGGATTCTTTTTTCGCCATTCTCTTAGTTGTTCTGTTCTCTTTTCCCTATGTAAAACTCTATAATTTCTGTTATAGTTACGCATTTTTTCACGATTTTTTTCTCTCCATTTTTTTTGGTATTCAGCTTTTGACATGTTTCTTCCTTAACTGATACCTATATCTCCGCCTTCATTTAAGTTTTTTACTATATGTTAAGTAGAAGTCAATTTATTGAACCAGACGGCTGATTGAATTAAGAATTCAAGCTGAAAATCCGTTAAAGACGACGCGTATTCTAGGGTGTAGTGGTAGAGGTTGATGACGGCTGCGATCCGCTGGGCTTCACTGCTCCAGTAAATCCAGTCATTGACCGCCTCACCTGACGCGGTAAAAAACCCTCATTAAGCAAAGCCTTCTCTAGAGCCCGTACGAGGTCCCATGGGGCATCACGCAGGTCCTTCTCTGTTAAATCTGGGTAGCAGGGCTTCATCATCTTTAGAAGCGCCTGCAGTTCGAATTCGCGCTGATCATCCTTGTAAAACTTCGCTAAATCGCTCAGTTCGTTATGGGTAAGTAATACGAATTTGACCCATCCGGCGCCAGGAACATTAGCCTCCTGCGGGACCTTACTGTTTTTCAGTAGGCCTACGTTAAAGTTTTTGAAACGCTCTTTTTGCTCTGCTTCATATTCGTTGAATGCAGCTTTAAGTTTCTCGAAGCCTTCAGCATCAAATTTTTCTTCACTCATCAAATCACCTCATTATAACCATTAATGCCCATATAATGCTAGTTACTTCAACATAATCGGGAACGAGGGAACCTTTTTTTCTATTGTCGGCCTAACATTTCTTTGATAACGCATTGATAACGGATTTTATCAAAAATGTTAAAATGAAGCATTGAAAGAAGCGATTAGTATGGAACAAGTTGATTGGTCATCCTTGCATAAGATTCTAGGCGATACTACAAGAAGAAGTATTCTTGACTTGCTTAAGGAAAAAGACGCGATTAGCTATACCGAAATAATGGCGATCTTAAAAGTAACAAACACGGGCAGGCTTAACTATCATCTGAAGGCATTAAATGGTCTTATTTCCAAAGATGACCAAGGAATGTATCACCTGACTGAAAGAGGACAGCTTGCCGTCAACTTGCTTCAGACCTTCCCTGAGAAGGCTTCAAAGGAAAAGAAGCATCAATCGACTCTAAAAATGGTGGCAGCTGCGCTTCTAATTCTCGTCGGTATTCTGCTAATCGCATCTGCGCTTGGTTCTTTTGCGTTTGCTCCAATCACCTCAGTCAGTACAGATCAAGCGGGAATTTCAAATCAGGTTATACCTCAAAACACAACTGTATCGCTCTTATCTTGGAATATCCAATCTGCTTCACCATTGAATATTACTTGGAGCGCTTCAAGCATTATTTCAATTTACATTCAGAACTCCACACAACATGATGCTTTACTGCTGCAACACACGACGAACGGGGAGGTATCTGTAGCTTTGACAAATTTCACTGGTGTTCCAACTGCATACATAACCCAGTACGACCTCCAAGCTGGAAGTGTCTCACTCAACCTGCCCCAAGGTCAATATTACTTCTTGGCAAGCTCAAGCATACAGGCAATAGTGGATTCATTTTCGCTTACTCAGCAACAGGGATCAACTGTTGCTTCGGAAACATCTGCAAGTTATCTGCTTGCATTAGTACCTCTTGCGCTTGGAATATTCATGTTAGTCCTCGCTATTTTAATTCTCACTCATCGAGTTTGGCGATAAGAAAATCGACTCAAACTACTAAGACGAAAAGAAAAAAAACGCTAGAATGTGCTTTCTGCTACGGTTTGCGCTTCTCCGCTAATATCGTTTGCTATTGTGCCTTTCTGGCCGTTCTTCACGCTGTAAGCTGTCAAGACAACGTTGCTTAACGTGATTTTTGGAGTTCCTGACCCCGTAGTCGTGCCCTGTGGACCCCAAATAACAGTAACCAATGAGCCGTTAAGAACATCTGTAAGCAATGCTGCATAATTTGCGGGAACATAAAGCGCAGAAGCCTTAAACGTGTAAGACTGGTTGCCGCTTGCCGTGAAAGCTGGAGATGGAGACCCACCTGACGCGCAAACGTATTCCTTAATCATTTCCGCCTTAACATCCATAGTGAAGTCAGTGAGGAAACCGATTGCCGTTCCGCCCACTTGAACAACTGCATTCCGACTTAGAACCGGTGTGGTAGCTAAACTCATACTTTTCGCCTCGATTACATGTAGTTACTTTAAAGACCGCTAACCTTGCAGTAAATCTTGGATTTGCTGCTCAATTTCCGGCGCAAATTCGCTAAGATGCTGATTAACCGAGTTAGTAAGGAAAAGCCGCGCAGACATTTTTCTTGTGCCAAACTCAACATAATACGCGTAAGGCGCCGTAGCCTTAACCTTAAGCTGAAAATTGCTAGGTTGCTCAACCGCCAAGGTACTTTTCAAAAAACCAGTCCGCACCGGTACAAGAACATTCGCAGTCGCCAAAATATTCCCTGCAACATTCACCATAGCCTGTCCCACAGCCTCCGGGTACTGCTCACAAAGACACTCCAAGCAACTGCCCCACACATTAAAATTCGATAAGTTAACTTGAACTTCAATACTCATTTTAGAACACGTAACCTAAGCTGCTTGGCTGACGCCTTCGCATACGCATCCTTTTTTCCCTTGCGTGAACTGCAGAGCAATCGGGATTGCTTTTTTAGGGCATCTCTGCCGCCCCATTGCTGTTAAACCCGTATGCTTCTCTCTTGACTTCTTACCCATCAAAAACACCTGTTAAGTTGAAACTTGAAAGTACACTGCGTCAACATTAATCATCAATCGAGTTATGTCTGGCGCATTACTATGAATCGGCTCCCCCGACACCGCATAATTCGGATCCTGCATGTGAATAATACGGTAAACCTCAGCCTGCAACAACTCCAACGTTACTTCTGCCGCTGCTAAATCACTTGTGCTCTGACTAGCATTAACCACGATAACATCAACAACCAGCTTCTCAGCAACCAAGTAACATTCACGGCTAAGCGGATCAACCTGCTTTGAAGGGCTCGCATTATAGACAGCTATTTGCAAGGATCCTTTGCCCTGAGTAACCCCAATCGCATCCATCCGCGTAGTAGGCCACAAAATATTAGCAACCGCCACCGGATTAGCTAAGCTCCAATTAGCCTGCAGCAACTCCGAAACAACCGCAGCCTGATCAGTCGACATTCACGTTAAACTCCTTTAAACACCTGGCTTCTTTTTAGAACAGCTTGATTTTCCGTAGCATTGGCGGCAATCTGAAATATGCAAGGTTAATTTTGCAAGATAACAAGCTTCCTCAACAACTGTTATCGATGGATCTTGCTGATGAGGTATGGTTGCTTCA